ACTGCTAATACTACCTGCAATCGTGCTAACTGCACTAGCAAGAGCTAAGACTTCAATCATCTAGCTATTTCCTTGCGTGATTAGATGTTACTACGTTTAGGGCTTCTTTTATTGCAGTAACATTAGCATCAATACGTGCTATCATTATATCATTCTCATGTATCTCATCACCTAACCTAGATGCATCCATACGCATTTCTGATATGTCCATACGGTTGTATCTAATATCTAACACCATTGCTGAGACAGCCCATACGACAGCTGCCCCCTGTACTAGTAAAGCACCTGCTATTGTTACGACTGTCCAGTTAATGTTCATTAAGATACCCTAATTTAATGTCTTACTTATTCTGCTTATTCTTACGGTGAGGTAGGCCATGTAATTGTGTCAGGAAAACCAGACTGTGCTGGGACATTACGCAGCAAAACTCTGTAGCTTGCCCATGCAGACTTGTTAGCAGGGGCATCAGATACTTGTGTCCAATCAGATGAGGATAACAAACCATCACGAGTAGCCCGTACCAGAGATTCTGCATTAGCTGCATCGGCTGCAAGTTCATCAGATGTTTTGTCTCTAACAGTCCACTCATATGTCCACTGACCATCTACATCTGTGGCTGTTGTGTTCCGTGCAACTACTTGCGTTGCACTGTTGTAGGTAGGGGCATCGGCAACTACGACAGTGTAAACGCCATAGATTGCAAGAGTAGAGGCCTCGACTACCTTCGGAAATGAGACAGTTTTATTGTCACGGCGCAGTTGGCCTAAGTTGTAAGCCTCTTGATTTCCGTTTGTGATTTTAATGTACGCCATCTGTGGATGCTCCTTTGCTGGGATGGTTATGATATTTCTATAAGGTAGCCCATAGCGGGGGAGTATTTTCTAGGTGTTTCTCCTGATGTTGCGTTGCCACCGGAAAACACTACATTCAAAGCGTCTGCTTTATTGTATGCCACAACTCCGTAAGATTTACCTGTGCCGTTATCCTGAAAGCTGCCGCCTTGATCCATTGTTTGACTGACGCTACGAGTGCCACCTTGGTCCCAAGCCTGTGAGAAACCAAAACATATAAAAGCCTTAACTCCTGCCGTGGTATTATCCGCAGCATTAAGGGAAATAGTAGGCGTGTTTGGGCTGCCTGCGCCTGTTTGGGTATCCCTAACTGTCATTGTAGCGTCTGCAGCTTTAGGTCTTAAATGCACAGCGTACTCAATATTACTAGCAAGACCAGAATGTTCAGGGTATGCCTCACCGTCAGATGCGACACGGCGGATTGCTGCTCGGATATGAACCCTGTAAGAGCCAGTCCAAGTGTCTCCTTGAAGAAATACCTCATTTGTCATTGTTAGGCTGTAGCTGCCTGACGGAATACCTACACCCCCACCAAAGAAGATAACAATATCGCCAACCTCTGTTGCAACGACAGTCTGCCCATTCCCATAACCACCTATGTACTCAATTTCAGGACCGCCGCCACCAGCTGCACCCATGAATATTGGTGTAAATGAGTTACGCAATAGCTGTTCCTCCAAGGAAGCCATAATAAGTAGTGCCACCGTCACGAGTTATAAATCCGTATGCTTGCACTTCATTGTTACCCGCTGCTGCTGGGGCAGACCCACCAGCCCAATCGACTGTGTTGGGCCAAGTTAATGTAACAGCCGTGCTGTGCTGAGTTATGATAAGTATGAAGGAGTAAGCAGTACCACTAGAAGGGGGGTTACTAAATGCGAATGTAGTGTTAGCCGCTATTGTCACAGAGAAGTGTGTACCTGTAGCTAGGTCACAGGTAACTGTAGATGCAGCAGATTTAGCTATGTATGTCTCTTGGTATGTGACAGGTTTAAATAGCCCTGTTGTAGTGACGTTACGCATCCCAGCATAGTCTTTGTTGGAGTCTAGTATTACAGCCTTAGAAGCAACTGCTGTACCTACTGCTGTGCTACCAATATCTAGTGCATTAAGCTCACCTACTACTGCTGTAATTCCATCTAGTACATTTAGTTCAGCGGCTGTACTTGTAACCCCATCAAGAATGTTCAACTCAGCGGCTGTACTTGTAACCCCATCAAGAATGTTTAATTCAGCGGCTGTTGACGTTACATTGGTTCCACCAATATCTAGTGTAGTCATTTGTACTTCGCCAGCAACAGTAAGTATACCATCAGCTACTGTCATTAAATCAGTATCATCTGTATGACCAATAGTAGCCCCGTTAATCAGGACACTATCAATATCTAAAGAGCCACCTGAAATAAGACCTGTTGTAGTGATAGCAGATGCACCAGTATCAATAGTGCCAAAACCGCTAGTAATAGAACCTGCATCTAAAGCACCCGTAGTAACAATACCTGTGCCACCAACACTTTTACCAGACATATAAGTAGAAAGTGTATCTACGCTAGTCATACGCATTGTACCTGCGTCATTAATAAGTACGCCATCACCGTCTGCTACGGCTGTTGTGCCTCTTGCTGTACCACCGTCTATAAGATTGATTTCAGCAGTAGTAGAAGTTACCCCATCAAGAATGTTAAGTTCTGCTGCAGTACTTGTAACTCCATCTAAAATGTTTAGTTCAGCGGCTGTGCTGGTTACCCCGTCAAGAATATTAAGTTCTGCTGTTGTACTTGTAACCCCATCCAGAATGTTTAGTTCTGTGGCTGTTGAAGTGACTGCTACATCTTCATTAATTTTAGGGGATGTTAAAGTTTTATTTGTAAGTGTGTCTGTAGATACAAGTGACACTAAAGTAGAGTTAGCACCTGCAGGTAAGAGCATAGTGTTTGTAACAGAGGCTGAGTGTGGTTGTGCAATTACTTTTTGACCGTGGCTGTTACTTTCACAGTTAAATACAATAGCACCTGAGTTAGTATTACCACGTACAACAACAGTGCCTGTACCGTTAGGTGCTAAGTCTATTGTAGCATTAGAAGTTGTAACAATGTCAGCACCATTCATATCTAGATTGCCACCTAGTTGTGGAGTAGTATCTTCTACAACGTTAGCTAAGTCTGTACTTGAACCAGTGCCAGCAAGAACAGTACTTCTAGTAATCTTTTTAAGTCCACCACCAGAAGTATCAATAGCTAAGAACACATCATCGTTAGCTGCAGTGCTTATCTCCGACAAAGAACTTACAGCAGTAGAGTTAAAGTTTGTACCGTCAGCTACAAGAATATTACCTGCAGTATTAGTAGCAGCAAACAAACCATCATTGGGGATAGTTAAGTTACCAGTAAGGGTAAGATTACGAATACCTGTGGAGTCTTTGTTTGCATCTAGTACAACAGCTTTAGATGCTACAGCTGTACCAATAGCAGTATCACCAAGGTCTAAAGCGTTAAGCTCACCTACTACTGCAGTAATACCATCAAGTACATTTAACTCAGCTGCAGTAGACGTTACACCGTCTAAGATGTTTAGTTCAGCTGTAGTTGACGTTACACCATCTAAAAGATTAATCTCTGTAGCAGTTGAAGTAACCCCGTCTAGGATGTTTAACTCTGCTGCTGTTGAAGTGACTGCAGTACCATCAATAGAAAGAGTATCTACTTCTGCTGTACCATCAATAAATATGTTACGCCATTGCTGAGAGGCTGAACCAAGGTCATATGTATCATCATCGTCAGGTATAATGCTTGAGTCTACGTTAGACCCAAACACAACATTATCAGCAGCAGAAGCACCCAAAGTAAGAGTACCACCGTTAAACGTAGTAGTACCTGTTACAACAAGATTACCACCAATACCTAAGTTACCTGAAATATCTACTGCACCATTCATGTCAATAGTAGTTGCAGCAATCTGTATCTCTGTGTCAGCTACGAGATCAAGTTGACCATCAGCAGAAGAGTTAATATAGATACCTGTGTCACGAAACTGTATCTTCTCTGTTGTAGCAATAAGTATGTCATCAGAGAACTCGAAGTAATCCTCATCTTCCATCCACTTTAAAACACCGTCATTACTTTCTCCATCAAAGGTTACAGTAATGTCAGTTCCTGAAGTAGCATCTCCAATAGTAATGGATGTACCCAACAGTTTAGTAATAGGACCGCCTTCAGCAGTAGTCCCATCATGTGAGTGTCCTGTACTAGAAGCAAACGCAGCTAGTAACTGATCAAACTCATCGTTAGTGTGATCTGACGTAATTGTATCGCCATCATTATATGTTGACTGTCTTGTATATGTAGCGCCCATCTAACGTCTTGCTCCTAGTTGATACTCTATTTGGAAACCTTTGAGAGAGTACGAGTTAGTTGTTCCCCCATCTTCTACTTTTAATGCGACAGAGAATCCTGACCCCTCTATGGGCTGTCGTAAAAGAGGCTGAGTAGGACCGCCATAAACAAACTGTATTGCAGAAGAAACTGTACTGTATACAGCATTACCATAAGACGCAGCTAAAGATGTTGTGTCAAAAGGATAAACAGCAGGTCTTGCTGAGTCTTTATCTTCGTTATCATAACGTACTGTTAAGTCGGCGGCAACAGTTCCTTCTGGTTTATAGCTAATAATAACCCGTTGCATGTGTTTACGGATACCACTATCCCCAAAACTCATGTCAGGACTTCTATACGTTCCCGCAATAGTTGTCCCATCAAATGTATTACCAGATTCTTGCCTCTGTACAAACCCTAGCGAATCCCCGTGTAGTACAATAACATTACCAGCTTCAATAAAAGTATCTGTACATGCTACTTGTATTCCCCGTGTTTCTGAAAACTCAAAGGCTTCTTTTTTAAGTACACATATAGCGCCTTTAGAAAGTGATGCACCTTGACCATCTTTAGTAAAGAAAATTCGGTATTGTGTTTTGTCAGGTATAACTACCGAATCAAAAGAACCAGCGTTATTAATGTTTTCATCAAATACAGATTGAATGTTCTTACTAATTGTACCAAGTTCTGTATCGCCAATACGAGCAGTCGCAGCCACAGTACGAAGTCCATCCGGGCCAAGAAAGATTAAGTCACCTGCAAATTCTTGTACAGTAAAGCTGTTAATGCAGCCAATGTTTCTTGTTACGGGCTGTACTGAAAAGTCACTAAGGCTAGATCCTGTAAGTTTAAATATTCTGTTTTCACAAAAGATAAATAAACTATCCCGAAAAACTTTTAGTGCAACTACTGAGTCATCAACTTTAATACTGCCTGCGCCATCACCAGCGTTAAAACCATCTTCATCAAACGGCTCACTAAAAACAACTTCTTGAGGCGAGGTAGACTTACCTGCGTAGAACATATGGTTTCTATACGCAGCTACAACAGTAGAACCTGCTACTGAACTTTCACTAACATCAGCTGCAGTCATAGCAGCATTAAATATTACAGGAGCGTTAACACCGTCAACACAAATAATCTTTTCGTTACCATCAAAGTTGTATCTTTCAAAATGGTACTTAGCAGCGTTAGTTCTACCAGTATCTCTTTCAGTCCAGTTCTCTGAAACTACGTCTGCTTTAGAGTGTGTTGCTGCAGTAGAACTTGAAGTAGCCCTAGTAACACCTGTGAAGTTAGTAGAACTAATGCCTGTGTAAGTAAATGTTTCTGAGTTAATTTGAATAGTACCACTGGAGGAAAATCCACTTGTAGATAACACACTAATAATACCTGAGCCTGACATACTTGTACCAGCCGCAATGCCAAGAGATAACTCAGTAGATGAAGATGAGAATATCTTTTCGCCCCTAGCTGCTACAACTTTATCTGCAAAACTAGCTACCATCAAAACAGATTCGGAGCTAGAAGAAGTAAGTGGAACTACTTGGTTTGCGTATTTGCGATAGCCATTTATCCTCCGATAGCCACCTGAAATATCAGGCTCAAAGTTTTCTAAAACTAAAGCCTCCCCCGGTTGCATCATAAAAGTAGAACGGTTTAGAATTAAACCGCCCTCACAGTTAAATGCTACAGGTTGTGTCTGTGTACTGTCTGGCACTAAAAGGATACTCCAGAGTTAGAGCTTGTAGGTCTATTTATTACTGTGGATCTAATGTAATCAAATTTAT